CTTTGATGGATATTCAGAGTTTGGTAGTCTGCCTAAAATGGCAAGAGAGCTTGATATACCTTACAAGAGATTATATTACCAAATATCATCTAATGATAACCTCAATTCACGGTACATGGAGGCTAAAAAGGCTTATGCAGAAATGACAGTGAGCCAAATTCAAGACATAACAGATAAATTAGAGCGTGGGCATATTGACCCAGCATCAGCCAAGACTATTATCAGTGCTAAACAATGGGTTGCTAGTAAATATTCACCTGTTCAATATGGTGAAAGACAAACGATTGATATGCAAGTCAGTGATGCAACTCAACTTCACCTTGAAGCATTAAGACAACAAATGAAATTGACTAAGGATATTACACCCAAAAAGAAACAAATATCACAAAAGGAATAAGTGCTTAGGCTTCACATGACATTGAATATGTTGGATTGCTTGGATGATATTCTGGACCTTGTGCAGGATCTTCCCCCGAACAGTTTACGAGGCATTGATACAAAACAGATTATAATGTTAATGGAAGTGGTTCAAGACAAAAAGAGAGATGTTGACAGACAACTTATTGCACAACAACGACAACTTGAGAAAATAGGGCTATAACTATATATATATATACTATAACTATATTAAACTATATCTAATTAAACTATAGGCATCAATTATAGTTTAATAAAGTATAGTTAACATGAGTATTATAGTTAAGGTAAGTATAGTTAGGGTAAGTATAGTTGGAGTAAGTATTATTAATAACCTCAGAAGGGACCAAGGCCAGAGGGTCCTGGCTTAGTCATTCCCATGTGGGCATGGGACCAGAATTCAGATTTTAACGTAAAAAAGGTTAATAATATCAATAATGAGGCATAAAGTGTTCAAATATGTACTTACTGAACACATTGGGTGTGGTTGGGCTGGTCTGAGTCTAGGCCTACTGTTGCTTATATATTTGCTGTTCTTTGCCCCCCGGGGCCATCCCCACCGGGGGTGCAAATTGCATAAGGCAACACACACCCAAAATATTTACTAAAAAATTTTTGCAAAAAACGAATCCAATTTTTCTGATATGGGCAAGGGTATTCTTAACCGTGGAACTCAAGTTCACAGGGATAAAAAAAGGTACAATAGGAAAACAATGAAACCAATCAAGAACATCCCTAAAGCAGTGTTAGATGAAAGCAAAAAGGATATGGGTAAGGATATATCGGAACCTCCCAAAATTGGGGATAAGGTATATTTTGAGGTGGAAGATGAATTGCACGAGGGAAAGATGAGGATGGTTCATGCTAAGATTTTGAGAGCATATCCAAAGCACAGGGGTAATTGTTGTACTTATCTAGCTTATGATTGTGTTGATTTGGATATTGAAGATACTGTTTATACTATACCATATGAAAAAGAATTTATCAAAGTTGATCCTGGATGATTTGAAGAAGCAAATTGCTGAAACAGGTTCAGGGTTAGTTAAATGTGATACCAGGGAACATGCTGAAAAAATGTTTCATTGGTTGGAAGGTAAGTTACCTGATAATTATGGAGTATGGATTATAGATGCTCCAGGGAGAGAAAATGAAATCAATGTCTATCAAATCATTGGAGGTAGTTCTAAGCCCAGCCGAAATATCGATTGGCGCAACAGTAGGACTTCAAAGGCAGTTAAAATGCCTGCAGCGTTCAAAAAATGGAAAAAGTCTAGAGATTTATAAGGAATCTTGGGGTAATCCAGGTGCTAAAGGGTTATGGGGGAATTCTATTGAAGGAGCTCTTGGTGAATTTGCATTGGCTAAGTATTTGGGAGTTTATCCAACTGGCATTTCAGGTTACGATTCGACGGATGTTGGGGAACATTATGAAGTAAGGACAAGACCTCACCCAGAAGATGAATTGTTTTTGAAGAAAAGAGACAAAAAAGATAAATATTATGTTTTAGTTATTGGTTCTTATGGTGTTTATGAGTTGAAAGGCTGGATATCCGCAATTGAAGTATTTTTACATGATGAGTGGTACCATAACAATAATGGAAGAACCTCGTCAAGTTACTGGGTTCCAGACGAGGCTTTGAACCACATTAATTCATTACCAAAGGATTTATGGTAGATACAGTAGGTAAACCAAATATTTTCACAGAATTCATCACAAAATACAAGGATGATCCAGTACAGTTTGTTAGAGATATTTTAGATGAAGAACCAGATGAATGGCAAAAGAAAGTAATGAAGGCATCCATGAATTCCAGGTTGCTTGCTGTTAAATCTGGTCATGGTGTTGGTAAATCCACTTGTGCTGCCTGGTTAATGATGCACCATATGTTATGTCATTATCCGCAAAAAACTGTCTGCACAGCACCTACTGCTTCTCAACTATTTGATGCTTTATTTGCTGAATTAAAATCTCAACTTATCCGATTACCTCCTGCCCTGAATAAGTTATTTGAAGTATTTAGTGAAAGAATAGTATTAAAATCAGATCCATCTGGGTCGTTTATATCGTGTAGAACTGCACGTAAAGAAACACCAGAGGCACTCCAAGGTATCCATTCCGATAAAGTTTTACTGATTGTTGATGAGGCTAGTTCAGTTGATGATGCTATATTTTCGGCAGCAGGTGGTTCTTTATCTGGAAATGCAACTTTGTTATTGCTTGGGAACCCAACCCGTCCAGAAGGCTATTTTCATGATGCATTCACTAGGTTAATAGATAGATGGTGGACCCTCACTGTTAGTTGCGAGACATCACCACGGGTAAAAAAAGAATATATCGATGAAATGGCCGAACGCTATGGTATTGATTCTAATACATATCGCATTCGTGTTCTAGGGGAATTTGCGGAATCGTCCGATGATACTATTATTTCTAATGAATTAGTTGAAAGTGCAGTTGTAAGAGATGTAGATCCAACTCAAGGTGGTATTTCATGGGGCTTAGATGTTGCTAGGTATGGCTCTGATAAATCAGCTTTATGTAAACGGAGAGGAAACACAGTTATGGAACCAATTAAATCATGGGCAAAACTTGATACAATGAAATTAATGGGTATAGTTAATGCCGAATATCAGAAAGCACAAGATGAACAGGAGCCTCCAGATGAAATATTGGTTGATGTTGTTGGAGTTGGTGCTTCTATAGTTGACAGAGGTCTCGAACTAGGGCTCCCAATAATTGGGATAAATACTGGAGAATCTGCTTCTCTATCTAATCAATATAAAAATTTAAGGGCCGAATTATGGCATAAAGCTAAAGAATGGTTTGAACAACGACACTGCCGTATCCCTAGAGATGAACGATTAATGTTTGAATTATGTTCCCCTAGATATTCTTTTGAATCATCTGGAAAAATTCGGATGGAAACAAAGGATGAAATGAAAAAACGTATAGGCCACAGGGGTTCACCAGACTTTGCTGATGCATTTGTATTAACATTTGCAGGGAATGCAGCAACTCACGCCGGGTTATCAGGAGGTTGGCAAAAACCTCTAATGCGTAATATTCCTGGAATTATATAACAATAGCCTTAGGTTGTTGTTTAATTTATGATACTATAAGGGAATATATGCCTCCACCAAAATTACCACCAAAAAAAGTTTGTGAACACTGCAATAAAAAATACGAACCAAATAAACTACAATATGCACGACAGAAATACTGCAGTAAAAAATGCAAATGGGCAGTTAAAGGTCTCAGGGATAAAGAATTAAACATAGCAAGAGGTGGTTATAACAGGGAAGTATATATCAGACTTTGGATTAAAGCGATGGGATTGGATTCAGCCATTGCTTATTGCCATTATTGTGGGATAGAACTTTTACCAGACCACTTCCACATTGATCATAAAATATCAAGACATAAATTAACGATAGCACAATCCAAAAATATAAAATATTTAGTTGTTAGTTGTTTAAATTGCAATAAGGAAAAATCAGATACCGATTATGATACTTTTATAAAAAGGGAAAATGGCAGAGATCAGTGATTATAACGAAACAGGTGAAATGGAAGAAATAGAGGAAATAGCACCTGAAGAGGAAATGTCTGAGGAAGACGTTAAATCATATATAGGTCATCTTCTTGACGATGCTATTTCATATTCTGATGATGAATTAGGCCAGGATCGAATAACCTCTGGTAAATATTATTCAGGGCATTTACCGGAACAAGATGATGAGGGCAGATCTGGAGTTGTATCATATGATGTTCGTGATACCGTAAATCAGATACTACCTTCAATGATGAGGATATTTTTCGGAAGTAAACGGATAATGTCGTTTGCCCCAAATGGCCCTGAAGATGTGCAAATGGCAGAACAATGCTCAGAATATATCAATAATTTACTGATAGAACAACAACCAGATTTTTTTAAAACATTAATGTCAGTATTCCAGGATGCTCTAATTAGACGTACTGGGGTAATAAAATATTGGTGGGAAGAAGCTGAGAAAGTAACTGCTTCAAAATTCAGTGGTCTTGACGAACAACAAGCTCAAATGCTTGCAGGGGCCGAAGATGTTGAATCTGTGGAAATGGAGACAACCGAACAAACACTTGATGGAATCCCACTTTATAATGTTACTGTTAAGAAAAGAAGTAAAAAAGGTAAAATTAGAGTTGAAGCACTCCCTCCTGAAGAATTCATCATTGACCGTAGAGCAAAAAGTGTTACAGAAGCAGATATAGTTGCTCATCGTTCCTATAAAACAATTTCCGAATTAACAAGCTTAGGTTATGATCCAGATGTACTTGAAGAACATGCTTCTACTGATGAATCATTTGGTACTAATGAAGAATTTATTTCAAGACATTCAGAAACCCCTGATCGTGGCCGGACCCATATGGAGCCAGCCCAAAGAAAAATACTTTATTGCGAATCTTATATTAATCTTGATGTTGATCAAGATGGTATTTCAGAATTAAGAAGGATATGCACGATAGGTAACACACATAATGTGTTGGATAATTCACATTGTGACTATATTCCATTTGTTATGTTTTGCCCTGCCCCTGAACCTCATACTGCAATTGGAGCTTCAATCACCGATATTGTTGCAGATATTCAACGGATTAAATCAGCTATTTTAAGGAATGTAATGGATTCCCTTGTGATGGCAGTTAATCCGAGGATGTTGATTCAAGAAAATATGGTGAATATAAAAGATGTTTTAAATACAGAAGTTGGTTCTGTAATTAGAGCTAGAGCACCGGGTGCAGTTCAACAGTTGGATATGCCTTTTGTTGGTCAACAAGCTTTACCGATTCTTGGTATGCTTGACGAAATTAAATCAACTAGGACAGGTATTACCAAAGCTTCTCAAGGTCTTGATTCAGAGAATTTACAATCTGCAACTAGACTTGCTGTTGATTCAACAGTTAAAGCATCTCAAGCTCATATTGAATTAATTGCACGGATATTTGCTGAATCTGGTATGAAACCTCTTTATAAAGGTATACTACAGTTGATTCATAAACATCAAGATAGAGAAACAATGACTAGGTTAAGGAATGAATGGGTTCCAATAGATCCTAGGTATTGGGATGCTGATATGGATATTTTGGTTGATATTCCTCTTGGTGCTGCAAATGATGCAGAAAAGATGAACTTCCTGTCAACTGTGGCCCAAAAACAGGAAACCCTACTGCAACAGTTTGGGTTGGAAAATCCTATTGTTAATTTGGGTCAATATCATACGACTCTCTCCCGTATGGTAGAGTTGGCAGGATTCAAAGATCCTAATGCATTTTTTACTGATCCAGCTCAATATCAAGCTCCTCCACAGGAACCACCTCAACCAACTCCTGAAGAACAATATATCCAAATTCAAGCTCAAAAAGCTCAAGCTGATGCTCAAAATGATATGGGCAAACTTGAACTTGAACGAGAAAAAATGCTTAGATTGGATGACAGGGAAAAGGATCGTATTGAATCACAGGCAGAACTTTCTATAATGGATATGCAAGCAAAATATAATACCCAGATGGATGGTTCTAAATTAAAAGCAATGATGGAAAGAGATCGTGAGGAAATGAGACAAAATACTGCTCTCCTCCAAGCCCGATTTGCACAACAACAGCAAGCCCCACCACAACAAACCCTACCTAATGCGTAAACGTCAAGGTTTAAGGAAGCGTCCTAAAAATATCCGAAAAGCGGAATGGGATAGTCTCCCGGATTATGTTAAGGAAAAACTTCTGCTTCGTAGAAGGGAAACAGAAGAAAAAGCTAATCTCCTAAATTTACCCGATTTTGCAAAAGGTATAGTTGCTGCAGAAGCAGGTCTTCCTATGGATTTAGTTGAATTAACTGCCGGAGGTGCCGGTACTTCACATGCACAACGATTAACCCAAATGAGACCTGGTGGTCATCCTGCTTATAAGGAAAAAAACTTTGTCCCAGAATTTAAAGGTACAAGCCGGGATATTTATTCTAAATTGGGTGGTACCCCAGAGTCAGGTTCGGGGTTAGCTGGAGAATTATTAGCACCAGGAGCAGCTGTTACACTCCCATTTATGGCGGCCGGTGCAGTTAAACAGTTGATTTCTAAGGTCCCAAAAATGCTTGACTCAACAGAAGTATTGAGTAAAGTTTTTAGATATCCGAAAAATAATAGAATAATAGGACAAGGGGACCCAATATTTGGAAATTTAGGAATGGATGAGACTGCTTCATTATTTGAAAAATTAAAAGCCGAAGCAAAAGATGGGGACATAATTATTGCAAAAGATAGATTAAAAGGAATGGTAAATGAAACCGACCCATCTAAAAGGCTGTATAATAAACAAATCAGGGAGTATACAGATTTTGATAATTGGCTTGATAAATATGAAAATACAAAAGCTGAGGGGAAAAAGAAATTTACAACCGTCTCACTGAATGATTTGGAAGATTTCTGGGCACAAAATAATTTGGATTTAAGAGAATCCACTCTTAGTGGTGGTCGTGCCTATAGTGACAGTTATGCCCCAAAAGGTGGCCATAATCAACAAACCTATGTAATGACTTATCATGGTAAAAAACCAGCGATGACTCTCCGGACATCGAATAATTTAAATGAATTATCAGAAAGATTACATAAAAAACCATTTGAGGAATTAACAAGCAAGGAGCAATCAGCAATTGAAGAAATGTATCCTGTTGAATATCCAGAGGATATAGATGCAAAATTAGCTACTAGCCATGGTAGACCTAAATATTTATCAGGCGCAACTGGTCAGCATTTTGAGAATAATGCAGTATTCCATTTAAGGATGGATGATCGTGTTGGAGTTGGTGCTCAAAAGGGTGAAAAACAATTAAATGTATTTGAATTACAATCTGATTGGTATAAACAAGCTCATAAAAGTGGTGCTTGGGATTTTGAAATAATTGACGATAATATTTATGAATTAAACAGGCAGAATCTTTATTTAAGTAGAAAGCTTGAAAAATTGGAAACCCCAGAAGGTAGGACAAAGGCAGGTCAAAAAATTATGGATGAGATGGTTGACAATGAACTTGAGTTGACACAATTAAGAAAAATGAAAGATGAGTTAGAAAAGAGTAAAGAAGGTATAGATAATATACTAACTTCAGATAGATTACCACAAAGTGTGAGGAAAATGCCATTCATTAGTCCAGGAGATAATGTAAAATGGATGGAATTAGCTTTAAAGAAAATTCTTAAAAAAGCAATAG